ACCAGTAAACTGGGACTGGGTAATTTTGGTGGGATTATAGCAGCTATTTCCGGCGCTACTCAAACGGTCAGTCGCAACGGAATCAACGCTGCTGTGTTTTCGGTCATTGATAATCCTAAGGTTCCGGATCCAGAATTTAAACCAAAAGATCGCACAACTAATATTGATGTTAGAGCCGAACAGCAGGATGCCAGGGTTGCTGCTTATTTGCAAGCTAGACGGGAAGGCAAATCCGAAGCAGAAGCACAAAATATTTCTGCGGCGGTGGGTAATAACGTGGGTGCTGCTGCATTAGCACGCGAGTTCAACAGAGCTGGCCTGTGATATTTGAGTTAAATACATTATGACTACTTTCGTTGGATTCAATACAATCAATCAGTTCAAAAAATTTACCTTGGTAGATTTTGAATTGGTCAAACGCGACTTTGCCAATGCCCTTAACATTAGACAAGGCGAAGTGCCAGGTCTGCCAGGATACGGTACAACCCTGTGGAGCTTTGTGTTTGAAAATCAAAGTCCAGACACTGAAAATGCAATCCTAGCTGAATTACAGCGTGTAGCAGCACAAGATCCACGGCTGTACCTAGCCAGTGCCGAAGTATATCCGCAAAACAACGGCATACGCATTGAAATGCTGGTACAGGTAGTGCCCAGTTCGGTCAATCAATTGCTGGTGTTGTTCTTAGACCAACAAACACAACGAGCCGGTTTTATCTAAAACTACTACGTTATTTCTATCGATAAATAACACAACAGTGAGATATTATGGCCAAGACTACCCGGCAAACCGCAATATTTGGAGTTGAAGATTGGAAGCGTCTGTATCAGACCTACCGTGAAGCTGACTTTCAAAGCTACGATTTTGAGACTTTACGCAAAAGTTTTGTAGATTATCTGCGTCTATATTACCCAGAAACATTTAACGACTATATCGAAAGTTCAGAGTTTATTGCTTTGCTGGATGTCATGGCGTTTATGGGACAGGCCCTGGCATTCCGCAACGATCTCAATGCACGTGAAAACTTTTTGGACACTGCAGAAAGACGCGATTCAGTAGTGCGCCTAGCCAACTTGGTCAGTTATACGCCCAAGCGTAATCAAGCAGCGCAGGGATTTTTAAAAGTATTTTCAGTTACCACAACTGAAGATATTACAGATTTTAACGGTATTAATTTATCCAATGTCACAGTCAATTGGAATGACCCTACCAATCCCAACTGGTTCGAACAGTTTACCTACATCACCAATGCTGCCATGGTTGACAGTCAAAAGTTTGGCCGTCCTGGCAACACACAAAATATCTTGGGTGTACGCACCGAAGAGTACTCATTGAATTTGGTGCCAGGTTTCCTGCCTATTGTTTCTTACAACAGCACAGTTGATGGTGTCAGTATGCCATTTGAAGCGGTCAGTGGTACCAGCCAAGGTCGCGACTATGTGTACGAACCTGCTCCCAGACCCAGTGGTATTTTTAATGTGCTGTATCGCAACGATCAGTTGGGGTTTGGCAGCGACAATACTGGTTACTTTTTTCTCTTTAAACAGGGCATTTTGCAAAATCAGGATTTTAATCTAGCAGAAGCTATTCCTAACCGCACTGTCAACATCAATATAGAAGGTGTCAACAACGAAGACTATTGGCTGTACAAGTTGGACAACGTTGGTTCAATTGCAAGCGAATGGCTGTACGAAGAAAGCATATATGCCGCTGCTGTTGAGCAACTGAGTCCAGAGCAACGAAAGATTTACAGTATCACCAGTCGTGCCAATGATCAGATTACTCTGACATTTGGTGATGGCGTGTTTGCCGAAGTGCCAGTGGGTCTGTTCCGCAGCTACGTTCGAGCATCTAACGGATTGCAATACATAATCAATCCAGAAGAAATGCAAAGCATTCTGATTCCCATCAGCTATATCAGTCGCTTTGGACGATTAGAAACCATCACTTTCAACTGTGGAATTACACAGCCAGTATCCAATGCACAACCACGCGAAACCATTGAAGAAATTAAACAACGTGCTCCAGCTAGATATTACACACAAAATCGCATGGTCAACGGTGAAGACTACAACAACTTTCCTTTCACTCGATACAACAACATTATCAAAAGCAAAGCAGTGGCACGCAGCGCCACTGGTACCAGTCGATACATTGACTTGACTGATATAACTGGCAAGTACAGTTCCACCAACATTTTTTCCAGCGACGGCGTTCTTTATCGAGAGAATCTGCTGCCTAGTTTTGAGTTTAACTGGGTCAATCGCAATGACATTGTGGATATCATTACCAACAACATCGAGCCGTTGCTGAGTTCACGCAGTATGCTGCAATTTTATTATGCCAACTTTGAACGCCCAAATCTTGCAATCTTAAATTTGGCTTGGAATCAAAGCACTACTCTGGTCAACGAAACCACAGGTTATTTTTACAACACACTCAACTTGAATCCGCAGCCCATTGGATTGTATGCCAGCAACAATGCACGTTATGTGACACAAGGTGCCTTGGTTAAATTTGTTCCGCCTGCTGGGTTTTTCTTTGATGTCAACAACAAGTTGGTGGCCGGGACACCTGTTAGAGCTGACGAAAAACTTGAAATTTGGGTCACAGTGTCAGCCGTGATACTGGACGGCATCAACAACGGCCTGGGCAATTTGCCAGACGGAAACGGGCCAGTGGCCCTGAATACATTTGTACCAACCGGTGCATTAGCTTCTGAAGTTATTCCTAAATTCGTCGACGACCTGCCGGGCTCGTTGGAGCAGTCCATGCTACAGCAAATTGAGCTGTTTAGAAATTTTGGCATTGGGTACAACAACTTGACCAGCACTTGGTATCTGATTACCAGCACCAATCTTGCTGCAGATGCTGCATTCAGTCTTGCCAATGCACAAAACACACAAGGTGTCAATCTTGATGCTTCCTGGTTGATAGAATTTGTAACCAACGGTGAAAGTTACACTGTGATATCGCGTGGATTGGATTATGTTTTTGCCAGTGTCATTGAAACTAGATTTTTCTTTGACGGTAGCGAAAAAGTTTATGATAGTCGCACAGGACAGATTATCAAAGACTTTGTGCGAGTGCTAAAATCCAATAGTCGTCCAGACAGTAATTTGCCCTTGTCGGGTGACATCACAATGGAAATTATTGCACAGCCAGTCGAAAGCGACGGGTACGTTGATGACTATCAAGTTGTAGTCAGTTATCGCGACAGCGACGGCGATGGCGTGGCAGATAATCCCGACTTCTTCAATGAAATTGTTGCGCCTGCAGTAAATCCAACCAGCAAGTTGGTGTTCCTGCAATTGACTACAGACTTTGACGACACTGAAACTTACTTGCCGGTGGCTGCCGGAGTAATTAACACTTCTTACACCACCAAGGATGCAATTGAATTAGTTAAAACTGAATTTATTAATGGTCAATTGTTTTATGCCACACAAGAAAAAGACTTTTATGAACTGAGAGTGGAATTGATCAACGGCATTATACAGCGAAACTTGATACCAAGACTGGATTTTATCAGTCGAGTTGGTCGCCAGAGTTTGTATTTTCAATACAGACACAACAGTCCATTGACCAATGTAATTGATCCAGGTTCAACCAACATCATTGATTTGTACATAGTCAATCAGGAATATTACACTGCTTATCAGAACTATATCAAAGATACAACAGGTTCTGTACCTCAACCACAGCCGCCCACTATTGATCAGTTGACAGTGGCCTATTCGCAGCTGAATGATTACAAAATGATATCTGACAACATCGTGCTCAACAGTGTGGTATTCAAGCCCTTGTTTGGAGCCAAAGCTGCTCCAGAACTGCGTGCCACTATCAAAGTGGTGCGAGCTCCTAAAACCACTGCCAGCCTGAGCGAAATCAAAAGTCAAGTAATTAGCTCTATCAACAATTATTTTACAATTGACAAATGGGATTTTGGCGACAGTTTCTTCTTTAGTGAACTGGCTGCGTATTTGCATGAGCAGTTGGGTTCTATTATTAGTTCTGTGGTGTTGGTTCCGTTAAATCCTCTCAAAACTTTTGGTGATCTTTACGAAATTAGATCGGCACCCAATGAAATTTTTGTCAGTGCTGCAACAGTCAACGACATCGAAGTAATTGAGGCTCTAACACAAAGTAATATACGTAGTCAAACTCCTGTGTCGGGACTTTATCCAGTATCTGGGCCCGGCAGTAGTTTAAGTCAAACAGGTGAATATTAATGGCCACACCCCGTACCGTAGATCTGCTGCCCGAGATTTTTCGTACCGATACCAATCGCAAATTTCTGAATGCAACACTAGATCAGTTGACACAAGAGCCCAACCTCAAACGAACACAAGGTTACGTGGGTCGTCGAGTTGGCCCGGGTGTTAATCCTGCCGATAACTATGTCACAGAACCATCTGCAGTCAGAACTGATTATCAGCTTGAGCCCGGGGTTGTATTTTTAAAACCTGATACCAATCAGCCCGTTGATGCCATCACCTATCCGGGATTGCTAGACGCACTCGACCTACAAGGCGCCAACACCACTCGAGCAGATCGACTATTCGACAGTCAGTATTATGCATGGGATTCTTTTTGTGACCTAGACAAATTTTCTAATTACAGCCAATACTACTGGTTGTCTAACGGACCTGACTCTGTTGATATTTTTGGAACAGCAGTGGCGTTAACAGATGCCTGGGAGATAACTCGCGAAGCCAATGGTTATATTTTCAGTGACATCAGCGGCGAAAACCCCGACATCACATTGGTGCGTGGCGGCAATTATGAGTTTACAGTGAATCAGCCTGGTGCTGGATTCTGGATTCAAGCTGCGCCAGGCATCGGCGGAACATTGCCTTATGCGCCCAACATCAGCAGCCGCGGCGTATTGGGAGTAGACAACAACGGAACAGAACAAGGTACAGTTCGTTTCAATGTACCACTAAAAACAGCACAAGATTTTTATTACGCTTTGCCCAGTATTGGAGATGTTGATCTAGTAACCACACTGAAATTTAATCAAATCAACAATGTTTATGTCAGTGAATTTTTAGCACAATATCCCGACGGCATCGATGACATTACAGACCTCAACGGTCGCACAGTGGTATTTTTGAACACAACCTCTAACGCTGCATCCGGCGGCTGGCAAATAACTACGCAGTTTGATCCGTTGCCTCGTGCAGATATTGACAACGGTCTGCCTGGCAGCTACGATACATTAACCTATGATCAAACCACAGATATACCAGTCGACGAACGATATAGTGTTTGGCAAATTCAATACATCGACGACCTTGACGGCAATCCGTTTATTCGTCTCAATAGTATTTTACCAGTGTCAAATCTCAGCAAGTTTGCCATACTGTTTGGTACCGAATATGCCAGTACCCAATGGTATAAAAATGCATCTGGATTCTTTGAAGAAATACCTTTGCTGACAGCAGTGCTGGACACCTTGTGGTATCAAGACAGTGTTAATCCTGAATTGTTTGGTAGAATTAAATTGATTGATTCTGATCAAGAACAATTCATTGATGTCAACGAAATTGTCGGTGCAAAAAATTATACCAGCCCTAATGGTGTGGTGTTTACAAACGGATTAAAAGTACAATTCCGCGGCCTAGTTGAACCAGCACAATTTCAAAATTTAGAATACTATGTTGAAGGGGTAGGTACTGGTCCAGGAATTGATGCCAGAGTGGGGTTCATTGACGGCGAGGCCTATTTTGGTCCGTTCCATATCTATCAAAACAGAAAGATGACCGGTCCTGTACATCTGGAGGATCAATTCCAGCAGTACATCTACGAAACAGTTGAAGAAAGTGTACTGGCTACCGGCAGTGGTGGACCAGCCGGAGCTCCGTTACCAACCGCTGGCGTATTTGGAGCCATGATCGGTAATGGCATTAAATTAATACCAGTTACAGATTTTGTAACTCCAGAAACATATACCGTCAGTGAATCGGTTCCTTACGACAGCACCAGTTACGATTCGTCACCTTATGATTCTAATTTAAATGCACCGCAAATTCCAGATTATATCACTATCAATCGTGCCAGTGCTGATCGTAATGCGTGGAGTCGCAGCAACCGATGGTTCCACATTGATGTCCTTGCTGCCACTGCTGAATACAACAATCAAATTTTGAATGTCAACAACAGTCTGCGTGCTAAACGTCCTGTTATTGAATTCCGTGCCAATCTGAACTTGTTTGATTTTGGTACGCAAGGCAAATCTCCAGTCAACATTGTTGATTTAGCCAACACAGACGCATTTAGTACTATCAATGGGCAGTCTGGTTACAGTACCGACGGATACACATTCATCAACGGTAGTCGAGTTATTTTTGCTGCCGACATTGACCCAAATGTTCGTAATCAAGTATACGAAGTGCGCTTTATTGACCCAGACAACTCAGGCAATTTGATTATTGATTTAGTGCCGGCACTTAACGGCACAGCCTTGATTAATCAAACAGTGGTTTGTCTCAGTGGCATACAGCAACAAGGTAAAAGTTTTTGGTTTGATGGAGTATTTTGGTTACCTGCTCAAGAAAAAACTGGAATCAATCAGCCGCCGTTGTTTAACGTCATTGATGCCAATGGATTTAGTTTTAGCAATCGAGCAGTTTATCCCAGCAGCACATTTACTGGCAGCAAGTTGTTTGGCTATGCACAAGGAACAACACAGATACAAGATACTGTGCTGGGATTTCCGTTGAGATATCTCAACATCAACAACGTGGGCGATATTGTTTTTGAAAACTATCTGTATACTGACACATTTATCTACGTCGAAGATCGAGTAAGTCGAGAACAAAATGTCAGCACTGGATTTGTACGTCAGTACATTGATCGAGTACTGTTTAGTGACCTAATAGGTTGGCAATCCAGTCAGTCAAGAAATATCAGCCGCCAAGTATTTAAATTTGAATATGCAGAATTGCCATTGACATTAGATATTCCTGTTGATGTCGATGCTGTTTTTGCACCTTTACAA